TGGTAAATTTACAATCTGCCTTGTAGTCCTTGGGAGTTATTACCGCTGACCATTAGTCTTTTCTGGGGCGATACCTAAGCAGCGTGTTAATAGTTGCTATTTCTCAGGCGAACCATGACATTCCATTCTGGCATTTATCAATTTTTACAACCTTGATTCTGATTCAAGGAAACCTCGTTTCACGAGGATAAGTGTTATTCCTTTCTTACAATAGTTTCTTCCTGCTCCTTGTACATCCTGCCCGCCATCTGCACCAGATAGTGCTGTAATGCTTCATCCACGCTGACACGATGCTTGGTACAGTATCGGTCAACATAACGCTTAAAGTCCGCATTCTGCTCGTACAGGGCGGTATAATCAAGTGTTCCCATTTGCATCACACTCCTTTAAGATTTCATCCAAGCAGGCATTCCAGCCATAACTCTTTCCATCTAAATACTCATGCTCGTATTCCGTTCCATCGTAACAATCGTTCTTAATTGCTTCCGCAAAGCAATCCATTTTCTCCGGCAGTTCACGGAGCGGACACCATTTAGGTCTATTTTTGTAGCGCCCACCATTTATTGGAATCGTCTTCCCTGTAATTGAGCAGTCGTAAAGAGCATCATCTTTATAACTGGGATATTTGCAAGCGCAATTTTCACAGGTTTCCGGCGTATCCATAACCAATACTGCTTTAGACATATTTCACACTCCTTCCGGCTTTTCGCACCGCTCAAACTCGATCACCCATACCCACGGATTCGCATCCCAGCCGTAGCGGTCAAGGTCGGATTTCTTGATGGTAGAATCCCATACATCGGGAAAACCAAGTGCTGTTGATGTATAATCGAAACATCCCTCTGCTTCTGCATCATCGTCTGTCATATCCTGCAACCGCTCTACCCTAACATTCGTAACCTTAAGCCAGATACGTGCCGCTTCTTTCGGCATGTGGATGGATGGTTTCCACTTTGTAACATCGGCAATGTCATCTCTTTGCCAATCTTCGTAGTAATAGTATCCGTTCGGCGCCTTTTTCCATGTTTCCCGGACATACAAGATGTCTCTCGGACAGATAGGACAGGTTCTCTCCGCCGTACTTAACTGTTCCATCTGCTCCTTATCAGCAAAGTTATGTACTGCATAAGTCCGCCTGTCACCATTGTAAAAATCCATATCCGGCACAACATAATCATTGGCATCTTTATTGATTCTTCTGGTGCAACTCTTTCTCCCGTTCAGAATTGCCCGAACCATTTCGGTATTGAATAAAATCGGTTTAATTGCCATCCCCTGCACCTACTTTCTCAAAATAGAACTTAATCGGTTCTCTGTTTTCCTGCACCATGCCGTATCTGACTGCGATATTGTATGTGCACACATCTCTTGCCAGCCTGTCCGGTATCTTCTGCAACTGCTTTCGAAAGTCTTCCAGTTCCATTGTTGCCTTGTAGCGATTGCACGAACCACAAGACGGCATCAGATTGCTTATGTCGTGTACGTCAATTCCGGTAAATTCTTCGGTGTACTCATAATTTCTGATGCAATGCAAATGATCTACATTAAAACCTTTCTCCGGTATATCACAGCCACAGTAAGCACAGTGACCGTTGTATTTCGCATACACTAATTTTCTAACTGATTTAGGAATCGGTTTTCGCATCTGCTACACCTGCCTTTACGATCTCTAACAAATCATCTACCAAATCCTTGACTTCGTACATCATCATAGTGTCGTAGGATTTTGACTGCTGATCTTTTGTCTTATTTCCATACTTCGCACAGTCTTTCAGGAATTCTGTGCGTTCTTCCAACTGTTCCACAACCTTGTCCGGGTCGTAGGCGGTAGGCTCATCATTAACAGCATCAACCATTATATCTAAATCTGATGTATTTCTGCGTAATTTCTTCCGCAACTCTATCGCCGAGTTGAGAAGAAACAACAAATGATCCGCATCAATCAGCCTCATCGTTCGCCCTCCAATCTAATTTCTGACCACAACCATCGCAGAATGAACCGCTTCTTACAACTTGTTTACAATTAGGACACCAATATGCATCTCGAAGAAAATGTGCATTATCTACGAAATTTGCATATTTTTTATAGTCAATAAGTGTTGGTTTCTTCGCCGTCTGCTTCTCCACAGCTTCACGGCATTCCTCCACCGTGCCGATTTGGCAGTACTGCTTATGCTTCTCCATCATCTCAAGCAGCCTTTTGAGGTCGTACCCTCTTTGCATCAGGTTATCCTCAAACTTGATGTACTCAGCGATATTGTCCGGGTCAATCCCACGCTCGATCATAGCTTTGCAGATCTCAACGGCATTCTTACAGGTGCTAATCTTTCCAATCTGGCGGTACTGCTGTACTTCTTCCAGTGCGTTTATTGCCATTGCATAAGCATTTTCAAAAGATTCACCCCATGATGTATCACATGGAATTGCTTTTCCAAGTTCATTACAATCATATTTTAATTCTTCTATTGCTTCATTCTCCGTCATGGCTACCCTCCTTAACTCCATTTAAAATCCTCACAAGGTCTCATTCTCCGCTGATTCTTACCTCTTTTATTGCATATTCCCCAACCACCGTAATGACAATCTTCACAAGTAATCGGATATTGATTTAATTTTTCCTCAATACATTTCTTGCACTGGTAAGAATTTTGATTATACTCATACCGACAATTACGATTTTTGCGTTTGCATGTCGCCATATTACTCCTCCAACAGTTCCTGATTGTCAAACTTGTTACCGAGAACCTCATAATCAAAACCACTCATAGAAATATCATCTGTGCACTCATCAAGTGTCATTGGGAAATTGCAGCTCTGAGCTCTCACATCAAATCTTGCCTTGCACTCATTCCACAGAACCAAACATCTGTAAAATGCCGCTCCACGCTTAATACTGCCATTTACAATATCATTCTCCCAAATCAGATTGCCGTTCTTGTCCTTAAGTCCGGTACACTGGCAGATAGTGTTCGGGTCTATCTCGTAGAAATTTATACCAGTAACATTCCAATCATCACAAGCAGTTCCATTGTATTTTTCAATAACAATTCCGCCAATAAATACTCTTCCATTTTCAAATCCATCATCAAACAAGTAACCATGTACCCATTCCCTGTTATCAATCCGCTTTCCACGGAATAAATATCTATCCTGCATCCTAATTCCTCCTACAAATTCAATTCGGAAATTCTCTTAAAGGCTTTTTCAACCTCGTCAACATACTCTCGCATAGAAATTACCTTGCCATCGTTTTCATCCAGTGGAATAAGCTTTACAATGCGTTCCACGCACGCTCTGACACTGGGATAATATCCTATGGTTCTTTCCGCAGACTTTTTCTCGCCATCCTTGGTCTCTCCCTGGTATCTCTGCTTAAGAGTGTGGTTCAGTTCGTCCACCTCGATAAAATATCCATTAATAAGTTCGATTGTTACTGTCTTCATTACTGTTCCTCGCTTTCTTTCTGTAAACATGCCAACGTACAATCATTACATACCTTGTCACTTTTTAATAAATTCCGCAGGACACATAATAGCGCCATTGCCAACTCCTCGTCCGTCATGCTCCTGATCCGGTCTGCGTTGGTCATGGGTATGTAATCCTCGCAGTCTCTTTCTATATCCTCATGCGGACAGTCGTTGATTTTCTCGCACCATGAATACGCATCAAACCCATTATCCTTTGTTTCTAAATTCTTGCAGTTATTACATTTCACCATCTTCCACCTACTTTTCTTGCAAAAATCTCTTGATGACATCAATATCTCTGTCCAGCACGCTTAAATGCTCTTTGTTCATTTTTTGATAGACAATCAAGGGATTCTGTCTTCCTGCCTTTTTCGCTCTTAATACTTCCCATATACCTTTGGGTTCTTCAATCGTCCATCCATCTTTGATAAGCCATTTGCGAAAAGCATCCAATTTGTTGCTATGCAGTGTGTTCCTATTTGCCATTCTCTTCCTCACTTTCCCGGTATGGCTCCGGCAGTGGCATCCAAGCAATAACTTCAAATGGAATTGTCTCTCCGTCTGCATTGTTCCATCCGTGACCGTCATATCCGACAAAATACGGAAGTATATTTTCAAAATCAGTTTGTGTTGACGGCTCATAGTCCATAACAGTTACCAAACATCCATATGCTTCTTCCGGCAGTCTCTCGCTTACTGGAATCCACACCGGCTGATTCTGCAAGTCGGTGATTGCCATTTGTAATGCATCCTCATAGCAATGATCTACTCCAGTTTGTCCGTACAGAGGACATTCTTCACAAACCTCTGAGTACCGTTCACTCTGAGCCTTTAAGCAGTAAATAGCTTCTTCTCTCTTCATTCCGCACCTTCCATTTCTGCCAGTTTAGCTTCTGCTTCCTCTCTGGATAAAAATATTTTTTTACCTATATCATCTAAGAAATAACAGCTTTCACCCATTTTATTCATGACATCAATTCTTACAATGATTCTTTTATTGTAAAACTGCTTTATATTCATTTGTAAAACGTGTGCTTCAATAATCGGTTCTTTTACATATGGAGTTATACAATATAATGTATCTCCCACCTTGCACGGTAACCGCAGGAGCAATCCCTGCTCTTCCAGATCTTCGAGCTCTGCCAGTCTAGTAACGATGTATCTTGCATAGTTGCTTGGATATCCTTTTCCGGGTCTATCAATTAAGCTTTGTTTGCTCACTCCAGTACCATCACTATTCCGTTTATTTTCGGTTAATCTCTCCATCCTTGCTCCTTTTCTTGATCCTCGGTCTCTCCACCATCACTGGGTATTTGCATTCATACGGCTTCGTCCGTCCGATTCTAATAGCATCAGCAACCGGATGTGTAGCCATGTAGAGTAAGTCACCGTTCTGAAAGTTTCCTGTTCCCTCTCTCACAAATCTACACTCCTTTTCCCGTATGTACTTGCGATTCTGTATACATTGCAAAGTTCTCTATAATATATTTCCTGTGCATGGATATGAGCATCCACACGGTCAAGTTCCGTCTCACACCACTTTGTAAATTCTTCTGTAGACAATGGTGTCTCTGAAGTATCAAATTTCTCACTGTTATCAATCACAAAACACACCATGTCAACCGGAATGTGGTTCAAATCCGCAAGAATCTGAATCTGTTTGTCCTTGTCCTCTGCTTTTTCATAATTTTCCAACAATTCATAGCCTGTCATTTGCATTTATATCACCTCTTATCAAGTTTGATTTCTTTGTCGTAACAACTCTTCTTTGGATTTCCCTCTACCGGAGAAACCATCTT